TTTACTTGTTATTCTTTAATTATGGTTTTAAACATTAACGGCACTACTGGTATTTCTGGGGTTGACGGGTCAGCTTCCGCACCAGCAGTAACAGGAACAGATAGTAATACAGGTATAAATTTTGCATCTGATACTGTCAATATAAATACAGGTGGATCGACTAGGGCAACTGTTGATAGTGCTGGAAGATTACTTTTAGGAACCACTACAGAAGGACATACTAGTGGTGATGATTTAACTATTGCAACATCTGGCACTACTGGCATAACACTTCGTTCTGGCACTTCAGATGGTGGAAGAATATTCTTCTCTGATGGTACAAGTGGTGATGATGAATATAGAGGAGTTGTTGGTTACGATCATTCCACAAATCATTTATATTTTTCAACTAATGCTTCAGAACGTATGCGTGTTACAAGTGCGGGAAAATTTTATGTAGGTACTACAAACGGAGCTTTTGCTAATGATGCTACACAACACGCTGCTATTGTTAATTCTGCTGCCAATGAATATACTCTTGCTTTAAGAAACAATCTTGATAGTTCAGATGGTAGAGGTTTATTAGTTGCTGCTGGTAATGGAAGCGGTGGTCGTTTAATATTTTTTGAAAGATTTGATGGTGGAACATTAGGAAGTATTACAGTAGCCAGTTCAAGTTCTGTTTCATATAATACTTCTTCTGATTATAGGCTCAAAGAAAATGTAACTACCATAACTGATGGCATAACAAGATTAAAAACATTAAAACCTTCTAAATTTAACTTTATAGGTGATTCTAAAACTGTTGATGGATTTTTAGCACATGAAGTAACACCAGTAGTACCAGAGGCTATTACAGGAACAAAAGATGAAGTTGATTCTGACAATAATCCTGTTTATCAAGGTATAGATCAAAGTAAACTTGTACCTTTACTTACTGCTGCATTACAGGAAGCTGTTGCTAAAATTGAAGTATTGGAAACAAAAGTAGCTGCATTGGAGGCTGGATAAATGACAGCAAAGATTAAACTAAACGCAGCATCAGGTGGTGGATCTTTTAGCTTACAAGCACCTTCTTCTTCTAGTAATGCAAGGGTAATGACTTTACCTGATACAGCAGATGGAACGATATTAACAACAACAAACCCAAAGGCAGGGAATATTCTACAAGTAAAACATACAACAAAAAGTGATTATTTTTCTACAGGTAGTACAAGTTTTACTGATATAACAAACTTCTCTGTAGCAATCACACCAGCTTCATCTTCAAGTAAAATTTTCATTGTAGCTTGTGTCCAATATTCATCTGCTGGTTCAGGTGGTTCAAGAGTACAATTTCGCCTTGTAAGAGATTCTACCTCAATAGGGATAGGTGACTCTAATGGAAGTAATTTACGAGTTTCGGGGGGAAGTGAAGCAACTGGTGGCGGTGGAAACATGAAGTCAGCAACAATTAATTTTTTAGATAGTCCTAGTACTACAAGTGCAACTACATACAAGATTCAAGCTATTGCTCCAGATGGTGGTGATTTTAGATTAAATCGCCCAGTAAATGACTCAACTGCTTCAAGCTATCATCAAACAGCAAGTTTTATTACAGTAATGGAGGTAGCAGGTTAATGAGTAGTTTAGATCACACAGCAATAAGAAAGGCATATCCTAACGCTGTAACTATTGATGATGGCACAGGTGCTTTTGATAAAGATGGCAAATCTATTACCTTAGAGCAAAGCAAAATAGACGCTGCACGAACCACGCTAGATGCTGAAGCTGCTGCTGTTAAGTACAAAACCGATAGAACAACTAATGGTTCTACTGTTTATGCTTCTTTTGGAGATCAACTTGATATGTTGTATGCCGACATTAAGGCAGGTAAACTAGATACAACTGGAACGTGGGCAACCCACATCAAAGCGGTTAAAGACGCTAATCCAAAACCTAGTTAATTATGTCAGAGATCAAAGTAAATTCGATAAAAGGAGTAGGTGCTAGTTCTGCTGCTATTACTGTCAACAATACTGATGGAACGTGTACTGCCAATATTACTTCTCTTAATGGCGGTCAATTTGCTAATAGAAATAAACTAATAAATGGTGGAATGACTGTTTCACAAAGAAACGGAACATCAACTGTAACAACCACAAACTATAATATAGATCGCTGGCAAACTATGGTTGATGGAACAATAGGAGCTTATAATTTTTCTCAATCAACTGATTCTCCAAATGGATTTGCTAATTCTTATAAAGTTGATGTAACTACTGCTGACACTTCCTTAGCTTCGACAGATGCACATATTTTCAGACAAAAGATTGAAGGACAAAATTTACAGGATTTTGCAAAAGGAACATCTGCTGCTAAAGAATTTGCTTTATCTTTTTATATAAAAACAAATAAAACTGGAACATATATAGCTGAATTGTTTGATGATGATAATAACAGGACTTGTTCAAAAACATATACAGTTTCAGATACTAATTGGAATAGATACACTCTCACTTTTCCTGCTGATACATCAGGTGCTTTGAGTAATGATAATGGTGCCAGCTTAAATGTTCATTTTTGGTTGTCTGCTGGTAGTAGTTTCTCTGGTGGAAGTCTAGCTTCTGCATGGGAAGCAAAGACAGATGCAAATAGAACTGTTGGCATGAATGTAAATCTTGCAGATTCAACATCTAATGAGTGGTTTATTACAGGAGTTCAATTAGAAGTAGGTAGCGTGGCAACAGATTTTGAGCATAGGTCATTCGGTCAGGAGCTTGCTTTATGTCAGAGGTATTTTCAACATCTAGGTCGTGATAATCAGCTTGTGTTTACAACCCAAACTCTAGGCAGTTACAATCCTGCTATGTTTTTAGTTTTACCTGTTGAAATGAGAGCAACACCAACAACTACTATTAACCAAACAACTAACAACAATGGAACTATATCAACAGGCGATTTATCGCCTAGAAATCTAGCTATTAATATAGCAAGATCAGGAAGCTCGGCAGCATTAATGCAAGCTGAGTTTGATATAAAATTTTCAGCAGAACTTTAATCATGTCTTTTACTTATAAAAAAAGAATAAATCCCTCAACATTAATAGGAAATTCAACTGGTTCCGTTGATGCCAAAGGCGTAATAAGAAAAGAAGATGGTGCGTTTATTCCATTTGACGAAGCAAATGCCGACTACCAAGAGTACCTTGAATGGGTAGCAGAGGGAAATACAGCCGAAGCTGCTGATTAATTAACCTTTTCCTGCATTTGTCTTGTCATAATCCCCATAGTGACGTAGAGAGGGGATAGACCTATAATTAGCAGTAATGTAGCGAATGTCATAACTGACATAGCTCTAATAATTGCAAATTTTATCATGTTTCAAAAAATTGCTAATGTTTTGAGTATTGTCTCATTCATAATGGTAACTTCTGTTATTGGTGGAGGATACTTTGGATATAAATATGTAACATCAGAACAGGTAAAGGCAAAATTAATGAATCAAATACTTGGCGAGGTAAAAGGGCTGTTACCTAATGTATTAGATAAAGGTTTACCAAAAACAACTGGCATATCTATACCAACACAACCAAAAAATTAATTGGAAATACCAGAGATAAGTATTCCAGAAATACATATTCCTGAGGTTCATATACCTTATACTTTTTTACCTAACTATGAACATTCAAATGTAGAAGTTATAGGTTGTAATTATTATCATCGAGACACAAAAAATACAGGCAATAGAAATCTATTATTAGATGATCCAAACGGAGTAAGTAGTAACTGTCCGTACCCAAGTTTTTACCCATTGAACTATGTACCAGATCAATTAATTATTGTTGAAGAGGCTGCACCAATAAATAAAGAACCTGATAAATTACCAGAAGGAAAACAACCACAAACACAGATTCCAAAAGAAGAAAAAAAAGAAGATGACTATAAACCTTGTCCACCTAAAAATGCAGTATTTAGGCAGGGCGATTTTAAAAATGAACTTAGGCTTGAGAGACTGTTAAAATATGAACGTAATATTGATGGTTCATGTAATGCGGTCTGGGAAAAAGTACCTTTCATCGACCAATATATACCTAGTGCTTCCGTGGTTGTCTCTACTGCTCTTATTGCATCTGTGGCTGCGACTACTCCTATTATTTTAAATTTAGTAAAACCAATCGTTAAAAATTTAATTAAAAAATTATCAAAAAAGAAAAAAAATTCTAATTAGTCTCTATTTTGTGTGTATGTGGTATAACTTGATTTGGTGGTACTGTTACTTTTATCCCTTCACAAATCTGTGCGTATTTGCCTACGAAGGTCACTCCTAGGTTTGCTTGCTCTCCGCAGACCTTCAAACGAAACATTGCAAGCTCAAGCATCTGTTTCTGGTATAACAATTCTTGATTCTTTATATTTACCTCTGTAGCTTTCAAACATAAATCAGGAGCTTTACCTAAAGGAATAGTGATCTGTGCTGAAATTCCATAATTTAAGTTGTAATTATCTTTCTCGAACCTTGGAGTTTCTTGAACGTATTTAATTTGGCCTGTATCTTCATCGTAAATGTTTTGTTTAGTGACTGTTTCTATTGGTCTATTAAATGACCAAGCATCTGTCACATAAGGAGTAATCGTGAGACTTGGTGAACTACAAACAATTCCCTGTGACATACGAAACTGAGGTGTAGATTGAGGTGCAATCATTGTCGCATTATTGTTTACTGTACCCTGTGCATTTGAGCTAGGACTTGCAACAGTTGTATTAGCAAAAACCCTTACAGGGCAAAGGATTACAAGAATTACTGACCAAAGGTAGTTTCTACTGTGGTTGTTGTTGTGGTATTTATGACCCGATCTATTTTCGTTATTGTGTCTATTCCATTTCCTAGAAATGTTTCGACTAAAGAAAATGGCTGACCTTCGTTTACTATTTTCCATCTTGGAACCCCCTCAAGGTTAGGGCTTGTATATGAAAAATTAATTCCATTAACTGTTTGTGTGGCTTCTGCTGTAGGAATTGAATTAATATAGCCATTAACATCTGCACTCTCTATATTTGTGCCTGATACGCTCAGAGAATATCCTGTGCGGTATTGATAACTGGTTATGCTCTCGGTAACTACACTTTGAGATGTAGAATTTGTACTTGAAGATCCTGTGCGAAACGTTGGTATGACTGGGTTTGCAAGGGTTTTTACAGGAAATAATATTATTAATAGCAGCCAAAGTTTTTTCAATCTATGGTTATGGTTACTGTAGTTGACGCAACGCAGCTAGAACCTGATCCAAATGCACCTGAACAGGTGGTGACCCCACTACTTAAACTCGTCATTGCCCCACTACCTAGAGTCCCCCCAGAACCTATGGTTGTTTGTCCCGACAGATGAGGTAATGATGCTATGCCTGATGATGGAGTGATCGCAGAAGGAGTACTATCACCAATATTTATAGCTTCTGTTAGAGAAAATGCAGATCCGCTAGTGGTCACACTCTTATCAGTTTGTATTAAAGCAGGTACACCATCAGTTAAACTTCCCAAGTTTAATCCACCAATTTGACCAGCCGTAGTACTGCCACCAGAAGTCACAGAAGGAGTAATATTATTACCAGATATTGAATAAGTCGTTCCAAGCTTATTTGTAACGCTATATGGCATATCTACAGTAATTTGTGCAGAGGTTGTGAACTTTTGAGTGATGTCTGCTAGTGCTACAGAAGGACTAAACAAAAATAAAAGTGCAAATAGTTTTTTCATTTTTTTATGGGATCAACTTTGATTACGTCAGGTTTTGTTGTGACGATTTCTAAGGGTTGTTTTATTATTATAGTTTGAGTACCACCTGTAGAGTTACCAATAGTACCATTTTCATCTTCTTTCTTTTTCTTTTTAGCTCCCTGTGCTGCATTAACACTAATTCCTAGACCACCCAAAATGTTTCCTAAAAGTCCAGCAGCAAATGTGCTATCAACTCTCGGCTGATCTGGAATATCTACACCAAATAATTTGCTAGGAAGCTTAATATATCCAAGAGATAAAACTACCAAACACCAAGTTAAAATAAATCCTTGTGCAAAAGTAGAAACTAAAAAGGTAATTTTTTCTTGATAATCAGGTTTATCATCATCTAATTGCTGTTTTTTTTGCTCTTTTTCGGCTGTTTTATCTGCCATAATCTAGTTTTATTAGCAATAATAGGCATAATTATAGATTTAAGCAATGACAGAGGTACAAGCAGCATTAATAGGAGCAGCAGTTACAGCTTTGGCTATGACTTTATCTAATATGAGTAACCGCAGAGAAAAAACAATTATTGATATATACAACAGATTGAACAAGTTATCACAAGCGGTTAGTAGGTTAGAAGGCAAGATCCAGTAATTTTTGGTATGTTTGGAAAAGAAATCACAAAGTTATGTCTAAATTTCTTGTTAATTTGATTATTAAATTTGGTAGAAGTGAATCTCTACGCAAAGCTTGTTTGTCGCTTTTGAAAGATTTGGCGGCAAAATCAGATAATGATGTAGACGATGCCATAGTCAAAATGATTGAGGAAAAATTGTTTCCAGTCAAATGAAAGATATTATCAAGGCTTTAACATCTACCTACAGCCTTGAAGGTGAGTTTGAGGTGCAAAAGTCTATACAATTCATAAATAACTTAAAAGATATTGAACTGCTTAAGCCTTATTCAATAAAGCTATTACAGACAAATGCAAAGCAAGCCCATTTTGTAAGCACTTCACTTGATCTTATAGCTACACAACAGGCATATATTTATAAACTAGAAAAACGACTAAGCAAGAAAAAAGCGACCCTGTGGGATCGCATAAGATACGTTTTGTTTAATAAAAAGTCAAGGAACTAAATCTTTTTCTGTAATATCAAACCATGTTGCAGACTCAATGACCTTTCCAGTTTCGTGATCTGTTCTTGTTGTTTCACAAAACTCATAAGTTCTTTCAGATTCTGGGTGATAAAAAATCTGACCTACATAAGGATTGTTTGGAAAAGTTACTAAGTACATAATCAAAAAGGTAAATCTTCTGGAAGTTCACGTTGGTTTGCTTTGACGTTTACAGTCCTCTCAGAGGCTGGTTTAGGGTTCATGGGTGCAATCTTGCCTGAGTTACCCCAGAGGCCACCCCAAAGCGAAAAGCCAGCAATTTCATCATAATCTGACTTGCTTTTATAGACACGAATTGTTGTGCCTTCCATTCTTGCAGTTTCAGCAGCTTGTTTAAACCAGTTTGCTGCTTTTTCTGCTTCTTCACAAGAAAAATCCATAATTACGTTTCTTTCTGGTGCGTTTTCTCTATCGCTGTTGTTGTCAACGATTCTTAGTTTTGCGTTAAATGCTGTGTTAGCCATAATAATTAAAAGGGTTCAATGGGTGTAATGCCGTTTGCTTCTTCCCAAGCAAGCACCTTATGTAGTTCATAACGTACTCTGGGATCTCCGAAAATGGCTTCAAGTTTAGAAAGTTCGTAGAACTCAGGGCCATAGCCTTTGTATCTCCACTTTCTGATTGTTTGAGGAGTTTTGCCATATCTTGAGGCTAGTTGCTCTGTTGTGAAAAACTGGCTCTCAGCTACTGTCATGTTGTAATCACCTCTTTTCTAGTTTTGATTAAGTCGCAAAGGTCGTTGTAATCGTTTTGCGGTATTTGTCTGCTAGCATAACGCACCTCTAAAGACTCAGCACATTTATCAAGTCTTTCTCTGGTGTCAGCCTTGAGAATTGCATCTTTGGCAACAACTGTAAGGTTTTGAGTGGAAACTGGAGTTCTGTCTTTTTTAGGATTCTTCCATGCTTTAGTGCGGTCATAAAGAGATAAACCAAACTGAGAACCAAACTGCATAAAAGCCCGCTTTCTTGCATCTGATTCAGCCTCTTTTACTGCTGATTCATGCTTGTCTCCAACATTGACGCTTTTGCCTTTACCATGACCAGCACCAACTCCCTCTCTGATTACATCACCAATAGTCACTCTGACTTTTGCAATGTAAGTTACACAGAAGTCATCACTTTGCACACAGTCAAGCTGTACTGTCTCAGACTGCCAGCCATCAAATCCAAAGATGCGGTTGGCTTCATTGATTACATACCAGCTTTCTAAGTAAGCAAGTTGCATATTGCCTTGCTGTCTGAAGGCAACAACTTTAGGATCAATGGGTTGATTGAGAAGTTCTGTTTGTTCTTTAGTAAATGTCATAACCATTTAGGGGGTGTAAGTGTTTTAATGCCTTCTGGAGCTTGATCGGTATATCCAGCCCAGATGCCTGACTCTTGAGCGGCTTTAATGTCAGACAGTGTTTGTTCTTGAAGTTCATATCCACGCTCAATAAAATGAGGTGAAAGTTCATAGATTCCCACGCTATATGGGAATACTTTTTCAACAGCCACAAAAATAAATCTTTTTTGGCCTGTCCCTTGTAAATAGTGAGCAGCCTGTAAATGATACTTGAATGAAGCAATAGTTCTAGTAAACACATCAGGCGCAGCCCCACCCTCACCTGTTGTTTTTAGATCAATGACCATATCATCAATCACATAGTCACAACGGCATTTGCATTGCAAGCCTGTTTCCCTATGTTTCCACCAGTAAGATTGTTCGGCCAATCCTCTAGTATCTGTCAGGGTGTCTTGAATAATGTATTTATTAGCAAATTCATTTTCAGACAAAGCTTTTTTTATAGCAATACAAGTTTCAAGTTCTGGTGTTGTATAAGTTTCCATGCCAAGCTGTTGCATAGCAGAGGCCGCAGCCTTACCAGCTTTGGTGCGTTTCTCATCAAGCAAGCCATATCTTTGATGGAAGGTTGTTTCTTCAAGACAAAATTTATGAACTAATGATCCAAACTTCATTGCTGTAGTTGCAATTCTGGGAGGATTGTTTTTGCCAAACTTGTAAGTGTGAAAAGCCTGTAAGCCATGATCTATGGCATATTTCAAATCAGATGCTGCAAAAGCTGGGTCTGACCTATACACTTGTTCGTCAATATCAACTGACGTTATGTGCGGTGTGGTGTTGTTTAAAGATTCCATTTTGTTATAGTAATGGTGTCCTCTGGTGTTAGGACAAATGGGTGGAGTACTGGTAGAGATCAGGGGTGGTCTTTACCAGTATTTTTTTGTTCTAATTTTTCTACTCTTGAAGCAAGTTCTAAGATTGATTGAGTCATCATCTTCATAGTTTCGTGAACTTCTTTTTGAAGTATTCCGTTTTTTACATGAGCTTCATTTTCATGTAGGTGAAATTTCTTCCATTGGTCATGCCAGAAAGAAAGTTCTTTGTAACCTTTTTCAAGATCAGCAAGCCTTTGCTTTATGCGTGTCATTTCAAAAGTCATTTAAATCCTCAAATTTATTTAAAACAGTTTGAAGCAAATCATATTTGTTTGCTTTCTTTTTGTAGTCAGCAATTTTTTCTATAGCTTCTTCATAGCTGTAGCATTGTCTGTTCTTATCAGTGCCATAAAGACCATCAAAAACTTTTCTGATAAAATCTTGGAACTGTTCTTCAGTTCCATGGTAAGTTCTGCCTGTTACGCTTTTTGTTTTGTTCATTGTTGTAGCTCCTTACAAGCGAGTTCAATACCAGCATTACAATCTGCAACTGTCATGTCGTATAAAGTTCCAGTAAGGGTTGTATAAAACAACCCCATGCCAGCGAGTAAAAGGAAAAAGTTTTGCATTAGTCAAGCTCCGTTTGATCGAATTGAATTTTGATTAGTGGATAAGATTCAACATCTGTGAATTTTTCTTTTGCTCCATCAAGCATTAGTTCATAAAGTCTGACTGCTTGTTTTGCTTCATCTTCTGTGAACTTGTAGTTGCTCTGGTTAGCAAGGTTTAAGAGTTGCTTGTGTCTCATAACTAAAGCTTTGACTCTTTGAGAAAAGAGAGCTTTGAATCTGGCTCTCTTGTGCTGATCCTTTTCAGCTTGTGTCTTAGGTGTAGAAGTCATAAGGCTTATTGATAAGTTCTGTAAACTAACCACTTAGTTCCTCTGACTTCCCATCTGCTGAAATGGTTGATGTCTGTGTTTGCTGCAATTAACGCATCTGCGTATCTTGTAGCTAACTCACCACTGTAACCACCATTGATAAATCTGAGTGTAATGTCCTGTTTTGTAAACCACTTGCCGCAATCCATAGCAGTGAAAATGCCTTGAATTACTTTTTTTGCTCTTGGTCTTGTGAAGTTCATTTGAAATACCTTGCGAAAGAATGGCTATCTCAGCCATGACTTAATATTATATTACCTTTGTTTACCTGTCAATACCTATGAGATATTGTTACAGATTCAAAACATATAGAGGTAATTAGAGGTAAAAGCTTGACATATATATTTAATACATATATATTAAGTACATGAGGTCGAGAGATCGGCTGATTATTCAAACTTCGCAAAGGATTCAAATGACTCAAACAGCTTTCCAAAAAGAACTTTTCAACTATCATGGTGGTTACTTAACTTACACAGGCAAGCACAGCCTTTCAAAAAACTTCGAGGAAGTTTACAAGATTGAAAACTTACACCCATCAAATGTTGGCAGACACGTTGATACATTTATTGCAAGATTCAAGTACAACCAAAGACCTTATAAAAAGTGGATTAACTTTATTTGTAAGAATTTCACTTGTGAAGAGTGGGTATCATTAGCAGAAACAGGTATGTGTCCAACAGACATTATTGAGTCAAAAGGTTATTTTGATGAAGTGACTGTTAGATGCCTAAGAGGTAGCGTTAAGACACAAAAGAAAATTATCGCTGAACTACAAAGAAGATTAGACGAGGCAACAAAATAAGGGGAGAACATTCCCCTTTTCTTTTTTTTATTTACTTACCAAATTATTCAAATGACAAACGAAAACGTAACTTTAGGATTAGATCCTCAAATCGGTGACAAAGCTCATGTCCTTTATTACTCAGACATTCACCCTTGTACTGTTATCAAAAGAACCAAAAAATTTGTTTGGGTTCAAAACGATAGCTACAAACTAAATAAAGAAGTAAAACCTAATATTATCGCTGGAGGTTTTGCTGGTCATTGTACAAATCAAAGATCATTAAAGTATGACATCACCAGAAACACAGAAGGTGGAATCATGAAATTTGGCTTGAGAGAAGATGGCAGATGGTGTCAATGTGGAGATCATTGTTCTAATCCAACAACACTAGGCAGAGGCTGGAGAGCATTTTACGACTACAACTTTTAAAACCTATCAGCCCCACCTTAAGTGGTGGGGTCTTTATTCACCTATCACCCCAAAAACAATGGATTTATCAAAAGAAAACTGGTACAACGGAGCGATTTGTGCAGCAGTATTAGCTTCAACTGCTCCATCAGATGAAAAAGCAAAAGAATGTATTCAAGATGCAGAGGAAGCTTTAGATAACTTATTTAAAGTAGTAAAAGCACAAGTAATAAAAGAAGCTAAATTTTTTCTTGAATCAGATCCTAAAGTATTTAATTCTTGGTACAGAAAAAACATAAACTCTAAAATGAAGAAAATAGATTAGTTATGACTCTTCAGTATCAATTCAAAAAGGCATTTCTGGAGCAAGAGGCAGAAAGGTATATTGATTATCTTTGTGAGCCTAGAACAAAGCCAGAGGTTTATGCAGCAGTAGAAAAAATTGCTTTGCTACATCTTGAGATCAAAAATTGTGATGATATTATTTATACCGCAAATATTCCAGAATGTGATGATCCATTGTTTTAGGAGTTAATATCTAAATGTAAGAGATTGCCCATGCTTCGCTACCTAAAACGATACATGAACATCTTTCTCAACATAAAAGCTGAAGATGCCCATAGGCTCAGACAGTTTTTGAAAAAGAACCCATCAACAAAAGGATCTGGAGTTGCAAGAGAGCATTTAGATGCTGGTATTATTTCCAGAGTTGTTTATTCCCTCGAACACGCATTGAATGAACTATGAAAGTCGGGTAGCCTGATGACTTAGCCAAGTAAGTCTGAAAGCCATACAATACCTATTTGCAAAGCATAGGGAAGGCAGGGGAGCAAGCGAAGTGCTTATCCATCACCCGACTACTCACACAATGTATATTTTGCTTTTATATCTTCAACAGTTATTTCTGGTTGTTGGATTGTATGCCAGATATGACCACACTCATAACATTCTCTACGTCTTACAATAACGTGTTTCGAGTTGCGGTCTGATCTTCTTACTTTTTGGTCTGTATAATCCTTACATTTAGGACAAGCTACCCATGAAATTCTTTTCATTGATTGTTCTTATTTTTATGGTCGCACCAGTTTCAGATTCTGTTTCACAGTACTTTTTGACAGCGTGTAAAGATACAACTTGTGAATCATCAGCAAATGCAGACTTGGTTAGACTATCCAGTAATGCTCTGCAATGTTTGTCCAGATCACCTTTGTTTTTGTTAGTGATATACACAGGAGCCTGTTGACGTACCATGCCATTTGGGAGATAGTGCTTAAGCGGCCTTTTGAACCAGAACACCACCTCTATCTCAACTGGTTCTTGTATTATATCGGTCACAATCAACTTAGCCCTCAAATTCACCTGTTTACGCCATGACTTCAGACGCTTACTTGTCTCAATCATTATTCCATTTCCAACGTGTTTTTTGCTTCCCTGTGGAGCAGATTCCATGCCTTTCACAGAAATAATATATTCCATAGAAAATGAGCTTTATCCCAGAGAATACCCCATTTATAGCTTTGCCAACAGCATTAAAAGGCAAAGTAACACCATATCAGCTTTCTGTTTTATGGGTTTTGCAAAGTTATTATCCAAACATTTGGCCCAGTTATCCAAAAATCGCTAAAGACGCAAAAATGTGCAGAGATAAAGTAATCAAGACTGTTGCTGAACTTGAGGAGCTTGGATTGCTACAAAAGCAGTATAGAGTTGATGAGTATGGCCAAAAGACAAACTGCTACAGAGTGAATATCTGGAGTCAATGCAAAGCCCTCCCTGTACCAGATACCAGTATTCATGCGGGGTCGTTAATACATACTACCCCAGTCGTTGAGAACTACCCCCCCAGTATGTCTCAGCTACCCCCCCAGTCGTTGTCAGCGACCCTAACTAAAACAAAGTTAACTAAAACAAATAACTATAAAACTTTAAGTCAGAAAAAACCTGTAGATAAATTTTTTGAACCATTCTGGGAAGCTTACAGAAAGATACCTACTTCAATGCGTGTTGTATCGCAATCCAAGAAGCTTGCAAAAGCCGAATTTGCCAAGTTAAGTAAAAAGACAAAGGAAAAGATACTTGACTGCTTACAGGCCGATATAAGGGCAAGAACAAAACAATTAAACAATGACAACTTCACACCATTATTTCCTGATTGTTTCCGTTATCTCAAAAATGGTCAATTTGAACAATATCTATTGACAGTATCTAAAAAACCCACTACATTGAGAAAACCCAAACTAAATACACCCTTTTAACACCCCATGAAAAACTATAAAAGGCGACCTATCGACAGGGAGGTCACATTCAAAGCTCCACATTACGAATGTTTTGCTTGTAACGATTCTGGAATAATCCACAATTCTGATGGACTAATAAACCAACATTTGCCCGACTACGACATGGACGATTCAGGAAAGCGTTTCTCTGGTCAGGATTTAGCTTTGATATGTTACTGCTCTGCTGCTAACGGCAAATACGATATTGATGGTCAACTTATCTGCAAAGGTTACAGAACTGATGAAGGAGTAATCAGGAACTTTGTTGGTGTAGACATTGATATTGATGTTGTAAGAGAGATTCACAACATGAGAAAAGAAGGCTGGGCAAAAACTACAAAGCTTATGAATAAAGTTATTCAACAAAACAACAAAAACAATAATACAAAACTAATCAACTGCACTCCAGAAATACAAAAAGTAAAAGATCAACTAGCAAACTTTCAAATGAAATCACTATGAAAAACTACAAGTATCGTCCACACCTTTCCTCTGAGTATAAACAAACAAGAAATGAACTTATTTTGCGTATGAGAAACGAAGGCTACTCTTTACAAAAAATTGGTGATAGGTTCAACGTGTCCAGAGAATACATAAGGCAAATCTTACAAAATGAATTTGATATTACAGGCTGCATCAAATTTGTTGCTGGGCAAGAGGCTTTGAATGATGAATATACTGCTCTTGATATTGCAAAAATGTTTGATACACCAACAAGCACTATCAACTTTTGGCTTATGAACAACTGGATTCCAAAACCTACAAGATTACTTGATAAGTCAAAAAACAGAGGACTTGATAAAAAGTTTTGGAAAAAAACAGATATTGATAAATGGATACAAATAAGATTGAAATATTTAAAAATTCAACTTGAAAAATCTATTAAAAACAGAATGGGTCCTCCAGCCCCATATAGATTTAATCACCATAGAGTACAGGAGTTTTATAACATTTTACAGATGGCAAAAGCTGGTGATATAAAAAGTCTTACTCTTTACAAAAATGGTATCCCTGATGAAGTGATGCAGGAGTTTGACAATATTATTAAACCTATACAATATAAACCAACAGACTATTCAAAATATATCAACATGAAAACTACTGAAGATTACAAGAAAATGGGGTTGTTTGATGCTTGTAAAACCGAAAGAATTATAAATATTACAAATACAACCTTGAAAAGATATAGAAAAATTGGTGTTTTAAAAGAAAATGAACATTACATTGTAGGAGAGCATTACCATCATAGAACTATGTACTATCCAGAAAAAACTAAACAAGCAATTATTGATGCTGGTTATGATCAAAAGCTAGCTGCGTCACAAAGAGAAAGGTGGGCTAAAACAAAATGACTTCCTCCAATGAAGCTCTTTATGTTATTCAGCATAAAAAAAGTCAAGCAATAAAAATTGGTATTACCCAAGACTGGCCTTCAAGAGCAAATCAACTAAAAGTAGGTGAATATTGCATTTCTTTAAAAGTTGTTCATTGTGAAAATTCTCTTGAAAAAGAAAAACAATTACATCAAAAATACAAAAAATGGAGATTACCTTCTTCTGAGTGGTTTTTTCTTACCAAATTTCAAATAAAAAATTTAATAAAAAAAATTAGATCATTTGGAAAAGATTTGATCTGGAAACCTAATAAAAGAGGCAGACCAATAATTAGTAAAAAACCCAAAAAATTGCCTATTTATGTTTTTAGTCAAAAAGAAATTGATAAATATACAAAAAAAATTAAACTTATACCTAATCTTGTTAAAGATGAAAATCTTCCAGATATATTTTTATGTAAAAGTGGTAATCCAAGACACCCAAAACACATACAAGGTAGGTGTACAGGGTTGATCTTTAAGGTTCAATATTTTTGTGATATTACTAATGAATTTGAAACTATACATTGTTATATAAGAGGCAAGTATTATAAAGATAATTATAAAAATTTAATAACTTATACAATTTCTGGCTCTATCATTCACCCAAGTTTTGATATTGATAGAGATATAGATGTATTTCATGAACTTAGATATGAAAAAACCTTTTTTGATGCAATATATAAAGTTTTAGAAGCCAAAAATTTACAACCTTTAATTAATCCATGAAAAACAAAAACTTTGACAGCTTCAATAATGACCGCATCACAGCGTTAAAAAAACGTATTGATGAACTTATATTCCTCAAAACAAGCTGGGAAAAACAAAGTAAATCGACAAAATCCAGCGATTGACGCTACATTTAGAATATTAAAAACCATAAATCCATAGTGGCTAACGGCAGAACTAGCAAGAATGAGCATGAGTTCAGAGTGAACAAAGTTGCAAAGCTTTTGTCTGTTGGCAGCGTTAGATCAGATATACACCAATTTGCAGCAAAGGAGTGGGGGGTTCATTCAAGAACTATAGATAGATATATCCAAGATGCCAGAGAGATTGTAAAGCAAGATTTTGACATTGATCGCAGACAATTTACAGCAGATATTCTTTCTCAATATGCATCACTGGCAAAAGAGGCTAGAAAATCAGGGCAGTTGCACGTTGCATTAGGCTGTATAAACTCAATGGCTAAAGTAGGACAGGTAAGCACTTGAGCATACTGAATAGAGAGGGATCAGTATTAGATCACATAGGCAGTCACTACGTTGATATTGATACTGATGACTTGTTAAACAGGATCAGGACTGATTTACACCCACCACAGCAACAGTTCTTTGATAATCAAAATGAAATTGTAGGCCTTAGTGCAGGTTATGGTGCTGGTAAGACAAGAGCCTTGTGCAGTATGGCAGTCAAGCTTGCAGCTATGAATATCGGGTTTATTGGTGCTGTTATGGAACCAACTGCCCCATTGATTAGAGACATTTGGCAAACAGACTTTGAATTGTTTCTTGAGCAATATGAAATACCTTACACATTCAGAGCTAGTCCGCTTCCAGAATATACTTTGCACTTTAAGGAAGGTGACAGCAAGTTATTATGCCGCAGCTTCGAGAACTGGTCGAGGATTATAGGTTTAAATTTATCGCACGTTTTAGTTGATGAAATAGACGTTGTTTCGCCCACTATTGCAGACAAAGCCTTCCCTAAAATACTTGGTAGGTTAAGGGCTGGTAATGTTCGCCAGTTTTGTGCAGCCAGTACACCAGAAGGATTTAGATGGCTATACAACACCTTTGGTACAGATGAAGCAAAAGAGAGAACAGATAGGCAGTTAATCAAGATGAGGACTCAGGATAACCCACATTTGCCTAGTGACTTTATTGAACGTATGCAAGCTAACTATGATCCATCAATGTTACAGGCATATCTCAATGGGGAATTTATCAATCTAACTACAGGTCAGGTATATGATCGCTTTACCAGAGAAAACAATGTTACCACTGTCAAACCAGAGATAGGACTAGAACCATTGAGAGTGGGCATGGACTTCAACATAGGCAACATGAACGCAGTGATCGGTATTGTTCAAAATCAAAAATTGTTAATATTTGATGAGATTAGTGGCAGTCATGATACAGATAGCATTGCCCAAGAGATCAAAGCCAGATACCCTATGAATAAGATTTACATATACCCAGATGCAAGTGGAGGCAACAGAAGTACTAATGCAAGTCAGACGGACATTCAGATTCTTGAAGGATATGGGTTCAGCAATCAAAGCCCACGCAGCAACCCGCCAGTCAGAGACAGGATCTCTTCCGTACAGGCTTTATTATGTAACGGCAAAGGGGAAAGCCGTTTACAAATCCATGCCAGTTGCAGAAAGCTGATTGAATCAATGGAACTTCAGTCATACACAGAAAAGGGTGAACCAGATAAAGAGTCAGGCTATGACCATATGGCTGACGCTGTGGGATATTTGATATGGCGTGAGTTCAATCCATTATTTGCTAGGTCAGGCAAAGCTACAGGGATTAGAATATATTAAGAACATGATAGTATTGAGGCAAAACTGTGTATAGCTCACTAAATATTTACAATCAGCCCATAACACAAGCTGCTACCACAGTTGCAAGCCCTAATGCGGCCTACCAGAGAATGAGTCAGTTCTGGGATTTGATAACAGATTTGAAGGAAGGAACATACAAAATCAGGAGTGAACATAGAAAGTATTTGCCACAGGAAGCAAGAGAAACAGATGATAGCTATGACGTAAGGCTAAGTAGATCAACAGTAGTGCCATATTTGCAGCGTATTGAGAAAATGCTCAGTGGTATGCTGGTCAGAAAGCCAGTCCGTTTAGATGACGTTTCTGATCTTGTTCGTGAGCAACTTTTTGATGTTGACCTTGAGGGTAATGATCTCAATGTTTGGTTATACAACACAGCAAGACTAGCAATCAGCTTTGGTCATGTTGGAGTACTAGTAGATGCACCAAAGGAAGGGGACAAGACCAGACCCTACTGGGTGACATATACACCAAAAGATATTTTAGGATTTAGATCTGAGATTGTAGATGGCGTAAGGCAACTCACACAGTTGCGTTTATTAGAACAGGTTGTTGAACCAGATGGGAAGTATGGTGACAAGATCATTAAACAGATCAGAGTGCTTGAAAGGGGCAGATATGAGATTCATAGAAAAGATGAAAAGAAAGGTGAATATAAATTGTTTGATGAAGGTGAAATGAGCCTTAAGGACAAGATTCCTTTTGCTATTGCTTATTCAAACAGAGTTGGTTACTACGAAAGTCGCAGTCCTTTGTATGACATTGCTGAACTAAACCTCAAGCATTATCAGATACAGTCTGACTTGGATAATATCTTGCATATTAGTTCTGTTCCTATGCTTGCAGTCTTTGGCTATCCAAATGCAGATGAGATAACAACAGGCCCTAATGAAGCATTATCACTGCCACCTGAGTCACGCATGGAATATATTTCTCCATCTGGCGATAGCTATGACAGTCAGTTCACAAGACTGAAAGATATTGCAGAGCAGATCAATACATTGTCATTAGCCGCAGTGCTTGGACAGAAACTTGTAGGAGAATCAGCAGAAGCTAAGAGGATAGATAGATCGCAGAATGACAGCACAATGATGGTAATAGCACAGCAGATGCAAGACCTGATTGATAATTGCCTTAAGTTCCACAGTGAATATCTTAATGAACCGAATGCTGGTAGTTCTTTTGTTAACAGGGATTTCGTAAGTGCAAGACTAGAACCACAGGAGATTACAAGTTTACTTACATTGTTTACTGCTGGAACTATTACTCAGGAAACATTATTGAATCAACTTTCTGCTGGTGAGGTTTTGGGTGATGACTTTGACGTAGAGGAAGAGATTGAAGGCACACAGCAGGGAGGTCTTACAGAAGTTGAGCCACCAGAAGAACCTGACCCAGACCCAGAGGAGGAACAAGAGGAAGAATGATAAATGAGTATTCCAGAGGTATTTTTTAGGGAAACTATTGATATAAATAGATACAGTAATGCCGTATCAGTAGATCTAGTTAGAACTTACAATGACGTTATTTTACTTGCAGCAAGAAAGCTCAATGCAATAAATATCAGACAGGCAAAGGCTGGAGAAGGTGTAGTCATAGCACCGCAAACTAAAAAAAGATTGAGGGCAATCATAGCTCAGTCAAAAAGTAGTCTGGATAAATGGTCTAAGACTTCAACAAAGAAGATGATAAAAGAGATTGAAGGTTTGGCAAAGGTACAGGCTGGATTTATAGAGGGCGAACTGAAAAAAGCTGTAAAATCAGGAAATATTCCCATCAATTCAGTAGCTGTTAGTTCTAAATATGCAGAGTCGTTTGTCACAACAGATCCCACAAAGGTAAACATATTTACAAGCAAGCAATTTACAGAAGATGATTTTAAGAAGTTTGGCTCTGGAAAGTTTGAACTTACTGCAAGACAAGGTGCAATGCAGACCTTACCAAATGGAGAAACAGTAGAGAAAGCATTTAGAGGTATAGCAACAAGACAACAGGAGGGTTTAGCTAGGACTATCAGACAGGGTGTATTTAGTGGAGAGTCAACACAGCAGATAGCAAGTCGAATGATAGGTAGGCTGGAGTTTGGACAGAGGGGAAGCGTTAGACAGATAGCACAAGCTGGTGGTGAACTTACAAAATTAGCTAATCATCAGATACAAACTATTGTCAGAACATCTGTAAACCAAGTCCAGAACCAAGCATCACAGGCTGTTTATGCAGCTAACAGTAAGGTCGCACCAAAGTATGAATATGTTGCAACGCTTGATTCAAAAACCAGTCCAATATGTAAAAGACTTGATGGTAGAAAGTTTGAATACAACAAAGGCCCTACACCGCCACAGCATTTTAACTGCCGATCTACTACTGTTCCTGTTGTTGATTATGCAGGGTTAAAGAAACAAAAAGGATTTGAGGATCTAACACCGCCACCCAAAGGCAAAGTTGTAACCCGACCTACAGGAGAGGGGACTGGTAGAGTACCACAGGACACTCAGTATGGTGACTGGCTTTTAGGGCAAGATAAGAAACTAAAGGTCAAGACTTTAGGTAATGAACAGAAGGTAAGATATTTTGAACGCTTGGCAAAGAAGGAAGGGTCAGGTCAGAAGGCTATAAGAAAGATGGTGAGGGAAGATGGAAGCGAAAGAAGTTTGAAGGACTTGGAGAGATTGTATGGTAAGCCCAGTGATATAACGATCAAGATACCAACGCCTAAGCCTGTAACTAAACCTGTGGCGTTTGAGAGAAGGCTAGTTGACTCAAGTCCAGAGCAACTAAGAAAAGCTGGCAAAGGTTTGATTGATGAAGTGGGTGGACTTGATGTTGATAAACTTAAAAAACTTGAGGCTGAATTTAAAGTTGCTGCGAAAGAGGCAGCTAGAGATATGAGTGCTTTTGATAAATTTGAAAAAGTTAAAAAGAATTACTTTGATTTCAGAGAAAAATTTGAAACTAGATTAACTACTTTGAGAAATAAAATGCTTGAAACGACTCTAAATGATGCACAAGTAAATAAATATATTAAAAATACAAAGATTACAACATGGAACGCTGCTCAGAAAACAGAAATCAGAGGTCAGTTAGATGAATATATAAGAATGTTTAATGGTAATGGTTTTATTGATGCTGAAAATGGAGTTCCAGCTATAACAAAAATTGGTAAAGCAAGCAGAGCATCTAATTCACACTGGAAAGGTTCTATTACTACACAACTTAATAGACAAGGAAAGATTAGTAAATCTACAACATTCCACGAAATCACTCATTCAGTGGAAGTTATGAACCCTAAACTAAATAATTATATGAATGAATGGAAATTTAAAAAGGGATTTACCGATAATGCAAAGATAAAGGAAGTTATCCATAACAAAAGAGCTTTTCCTGAGTCTGGTGCAATTGACAGGGCTGCTGGTAAGCCAATTTATAAACTCAAAGATATAACAAATATTAGGTATCAACCAAGAGAAAAAGCATTTGTTGACAAGTATTTAGATCCTTATATGGGGAAAAAATATGAACCATATGATTTTTCAAGATTTGGAATAAAAGAAAAACTTGAATCATCTGAAGTTTTAACAATGACTGTCCAACAGTTTGGAAAAGTAGAAAATATGGCTAAATTATATAGAGAACACCCAGAACTGTTTGAGTTAATTGTAGGTATGTCTAGGGCAAAGGGTCTATAGCATATCCAGTTGTATAACTTTTTAAATCTTTGACAGCTTGTAGTCTTGATTTTTCTGGCACTTTTACGTTTGACAACCCAACTGAGTTAACGGCTGCATTAATTACATCTGCAATATCACAACTGTTTTTATCAAATATATGACCATGAACACCATATAGTCCCTCTCTTACATCATTTTCCCAAAGCTCAACGGCATCTTTTGAACCTACAGCCTTTGCTGTTTTATTAGAATGTTGAATCTCAATATCCCCTAATGGGGTGGTGATAGTTATAGTAAGCATAGTTGTAGTTTAGTTATGCCACTTAAAAAAGGCAAATCACAAAAGGCTATCTTTGGCAATATACGTTTGCTGATGAAAGAGGGCAAGACATTAAAACAAGCACAGGCAATAGCTTTATCGACTGCTAAAAAACGCAAAAGGAAGTAATATAAAGACAGCTACTTTTATTGTTATGCCTAAGGGTGTTGGTTATGGTTCTATGAAACCAAAGGGAACAAAGAAGAAAAAGAAAGGAGGCAAAAAGTAATGGGATATATTTTTAAGGTACAGGGCGAAGAGGAAACAAAAAAGCCCAAAGAAACCAAGCCCACTGCTAAAAAGAAAACTAAGAAGTGACTAGAAAACTAAGGCGAGTTCCAAAGGACAAAAAGACAGGTGTTCCCAAAAAATATCTGTCTGGTTCTAAAAACAGGTCTGCGAAAGCGGCTGAGATAAAGCGAACTGCCGAAGCTTATAGAAAAGGAGAGTATATTGATATAAAAGCTGTATCTAAATCACGCACCAAACAAAATGTCACAGGCAAAAAGAAGAAAACCACTAAGCGAAAAAGTAAAAGGTAGTCTCAAAAAAAAAGCTGATGGGACTAAGTTTTTTTATGGAGAACTTGCAGAAGTTTATCGCAAGGGACAAGGTGCTTACCTTTCTGCTGGATCAAGAAATGTTCCTATGGGTGCGTGGGCTATGGGCAGAGTAAACAGCTACATGAGAGGTGATAAAGCAAGAACAGCAGACGCAGCTATCTACAACAAATACCAAAAAAGAAGATGAAACTTACTACCAGACAAAAAAACACACTTGCAAAGCACCAGAAGGCTCATGGTCACACAAAGGCTCACATGGAATATATGAAACGCAAGATGAGAGAAGGTGTTTCATTTACTGAAGCTCATAGAATGGCTATGAGGCAAAAAGGCAAATGAGTGATCCTAGACTCAAAAGATTTGGATTGTCTGGTTTCAACAAACCAAAAAGAACCCCATCACACCCAACAAAGTCTCACGTTGTTCTTGCAAAAGAAGGCGATAAAGTTAAATTAATTAGGTTTGGTATGCAAGGGGCAAAGACTAAACCGCCTAGAAAGGGAGAATCAGAGGCAGACAAAGCAAAACGCAAGAGTTTTAAGGCTAGACACGCTAAAAATATTGCCAAAGGTAAAATGTCAGCAGCTTTTTGGGCAGACAGAACAAAGTGGAGCTAATATTGTGAATAATTGTAAATTTTTTATTTATGGCTGACGAACCAATCAAACCAAATCCACCTGTAGATAGTGCAGCGTTGATGGCAGAAGTTGAAGCACTCAGAAAAAGCAACAGAGAAATCTTAGACGATTACAAAAAAGCAAAGGAGGCGGCAAAAGCTGTACCACCAGATGTTGATGTAGATGCTCTAATTGCTTTTAAACAACAAAAGGAACAGGAAGAACTTGAGGCAAAAGGCAGATATGATGAAGCGATTGCTAAACAGGCACAGCAGTATCGTGATGCTGAAGAGGCTAAGAACAAAAGAATCCAAGAGCTAGAAGCTAGACAAAGACAACTTGAAGTTGAAGCCCCAGCAGTGACAGCCCTTGCTGATGTTGTACACGATCCCCAATATGTACTATCTCGCATCAGTAAGGATCAACTTGCAAGAGAAGCAGATGGGACAGTTGTTGTAGTTGATGGATACAACAGGACTCCAGTTAAAGATTGGGCAATGTCAAAAATGCCAGCATGGGTACAGAAGAACCCAAGACCTCAAGGCGGTGGAGCAACGACAACTAAAGTTCAGACTGAAACAGTGGCTGCTGGTGAAAAGAACCCCTTTGCGAAGGAATCTTTTAACCTTACAGAGCAAAGTAGGTTATATAGAACAGATATAAATAAATATAATATGCTCAAAAACGCAGTTAGCGGTTAGTATAGTAACAACGTGGTTGTGCCATGTCAGAGGTTGTGCCTCGAAGTAAACATATTAATTAAATTCTAATGGCAACATTAAGATCGGATTTAATTATTCCTGAGGTGTTTACTCCCTACTTAATCGAAGCGACAACTCAAACTGACAGCTTCTTACAGAGTGGGGTAGTGCAACCTTTGGCAGAATTAAATTTATCCGCAGAACGTGGGGGCGATTTCGTCAAGCTTCCTTTTTATAAAGCAAATTTATCTGGAGATTTTGAAGTCTTAACAGACTCAACATCATTAACACCTAGCAAGATCACTGCTGACAACCAGATTGGAGTTGTACTTCATAGAGGTAGAGCTTTCAGTTCTAGAGATTTAGCTTCACTTGCAGTAGGTGGTGGCATAGATCCTATGGCTGCTATTGCTCAGAAGATGGCTGCTTATGTAAACAACCAAAAGCAAAAAGATTTGTATTCTTGCTTAACTGGTGCATTTGGATCTATCAACGCAAACTCAAGCAGTTCAGCTTTATTTGATCTAACAATCGACAGTGAGTCAGGTGATTCTCCTACAGTATTAAGCCCTCGTCATATCGCAAGAGCTAAATCAAAGCTTGGAGATCAAGGCGGCAAGCTTACAGCAATAGCAATGCACTCTAATGTTTATGGTGATTTGCTTGAGCGTAATATGATTGATCGTATCTACGACAACACAGGCGCACCAGACGGAGATGCTACAGGTGGTAGTACAACTAGAGCTTTTGATGGCCCTAATGTTGTTGAGACATTTGGTGGTTTAAGAATTATTGTTTCTGACGATATTCCAACAACAGGTTCTGGAGCTTCAACTGAATATTCAACATTCTTCTTTACACAAGGAGCAGTTGTTACAGGTGAGCAAGCACCAATCAGAACACAAACAGATAGAGACATTCTTGCTCTTGAGGAAGCAATGGCAGTGGATCTCCACTATATCTATCACCCTGTTGGATTGAAATATGCAGTGTCTACTGTTAATCCCAACAGAAGCGTTCTCGAAACTGTAGGCTCTTGGTCGAAAGTCTATGAAACAAAGAATATCGGTATTGTTAGAGCAACTAACGTATCTAATCAGGATTAATCATGCCTTCATTATTTGACGTAACTGCTGGGTCTTTAGTAGGCCCAACTGCTGGTGGAACTGTTACTCAGGCTACTAGCAAATCAACAGGTGTAACTCTTAACGCTGAGAGTGGACAAATTACTATGAACGCTGCACAGCTTGACGCTGGTGTTGAGGTATCTTTCACAGTAACTAACAGCAAGGTTGCAGCAACAGACGTTGTTGTGGCTTGTCATGGTTCTGCTGGAACTGCTGGTTCATACTTAGTAAATGCAAATGCTATTGCAGATGGTTCTTTTGCAGTAACAGTTTCTAACGTATCTGCTGGTAATTTAAGCCAAGCAATCGTTATTAACTTTGTTGCTCTTAAGGGTGCATCAAGCTAATGGCAATTTTCGCTTTTAGGCGAATGAGAGAACAAAATGAGGCTGCTCAAAAGGCAGCTTCACTTGTTCAAACTCTTGAAAAGCCAAAACCAAAATCTAAGCCCAAAAAGGTAAAACTCAATGGCAATAACTCTTGATGCTACTGTTGGCGGTGCTAACGCAAACACTTATATAACTCTTGATGATGCAAACTCATTTATTGAGGGTTTAGTTCTCAGTGATGATACTGCGGCATGGGACGGCTCAAGCAACGATAATAAAAATCGTGCGCTTTTTACAGCAGCCCAAAGAATTGATAGAGAAAAGTTTTTAGGGGCAAGGGTATCTGATACTCAAGCTTTAGAGTGGCCTAGATCAGGAGTAAGGAAGCCTGATACATACACAAACTTGTATGGCTTAAGCTTTCCAAATAGATTAGTTGCTGATTATTATCTTGATACTGAAATTCCAGACAGGGTAAAACACGCACAGGTTATCTTGGCTGTTTATCTAAACAACAACAGGAACGGATTGGAACTAAGCGGCTTGGAGGACTTTGCTGCTGTCAGTGTTGGAAATATAAATGTGACCCCTAGATTTTATGGGGCTACTGGTATTGATCGTATTCCACCGATAGTTGATCATTACTTGATGGGTATTAGAATAGGTGGAAGAGCAAACTTATCAATCAAGAGGTCTTAAAGTGAACTACGGCTACTCATACCCAGCAGGGTTAATCATTACAGATACAAATGCACATACAGGCAGATTTGGTAAGGTGCATTGTTTATCAAACGCAGAGGTAACTCTTGTTGCTGAGAACTTAACAGAAAATGGATCTTCAACTATCAACGGCATCACAATGAAATCATCTTCAGAGATTGAAGGTGTAATTACAAGTATCACTCTTGCAAGTGGTCAGGTCATAGCTTATTCATTATGAGCCTTGCTAATGCACTAAAAAAAGCTGCCAGTGCTTCACTGAAGAAGCTTGGTGGTGATGTGACTATCAGACAAGTAACAGCAGGGGCATACAATACCACTACTGGAGCCATTACAGAATCTACATCTGATACAACTATTAAAGGTGCATTGAGTAATGTTTCTAGAAATCAAGTAAATGATTTGATTGAATCACAGGATAAGTTACTGACTATATCTGCTGGTGATTTAACCTTTGCCCCTACGACAAAAGACAGAGTGGTGATAAGTAATGTTGAATTTAAAATTATTCAAGTAATAACAAATGAGCAAAATAATACTGCTGTTAGCTTTGATCTTATCCTGAGGTAAAAATGGCAAGACAAATAACTATATTGGAAATCCCAGATGTGATGGAGGAAGCTGTGGAAACTTTAGTTGCTGCTACCACTTTGGAATGGACAGCAAGAGTAAAGAAGGCCACACCAGTCGATACTGGTAGATTAAGAGCCGCTTGGCAGACAGATATAAAAAAATTTGAAGGCATAGTGAGTAACAACTTGCCATATGCAGAACCAGTTTGTTTTGGTGAGAACTTACCACCATCATGGAATAATCAATACCGCACAAGACAAAAAACACAAGCTGGATTTCCAGAACTTATTGCAAAAGAATTACAAAAGTGGGCTGGTGATGAATATGAAAAAATTAAGAGGAGAATATAGTGGCTGCTACAGATTTAAATACAGTAAGATCCACAATAGAGGCTAGGTTAGCAACAGAGCTTGCTTCAAGCCCAGCAATCCCTGTTGTTTTTAATAATATGACCTTTGATTCAACAGCAGAGGATACTTTTGTTCAATGTATAACAAGCTTTGGTAACAATTCATATCTTACTCAGGGAGGAACAAGTGATTCTGATAACCAGATTGATGGCCTTGTTTTATTGAATGTATTTACAGAAGAAGGTCTTGGGGCAGGGTCTAACTTTACAATTTGCAAAAGACTAAGGGACTTATACAATAGAATTACAGTATCAAGTGTTATTTTTGATGCACCTATTGGCCCTGAGATTCTTACCTCAAGTCCAGAAGGTAAATTTCAAACACAAATTAGAATAACATTTACAATTTACGAGGATCTTTAATCATGCCAAAGCTTGTTTTTACAGAAGAGATGTTAAACGCTATCGAAGCTGTCAAAGGTGTAAGAGATTCAAGAATGTGGGATCCTAATTGCAAAAGATATATGGAGAGTCAACAAAAATCTAAAAAAGATGTAAAAAACTCTGAAAAGAGTTAATATATTTATAAATCTTTCTTTTTTTTGTCATGGCAGCTATCAGAGGTGATGTAGGCAAGATTATGTTTCATAATGCGGCTGGAACTGAAGCCGATATTGCTGGAACTAGGTCTTGGTCATTATCAGTTTCAAAGGATACTTTAGAAACTACAGTTCAAGGTGATACTTCAAAAACTTTTATTGGTGGTCTTATTTCTGGTGAAGGTTCAGCAGAATTGATTTATGACAATGCTGGTAATGCAGACTATCTTTCATTTGTTGAGGACATATTAACAACAGGTGATGCTGGTGACGCATTATTTGAACTGTTCCCTGATAGTTCAGCTAGTTCTAAAAAATTAGCTTTTTCTGGAATTATTACAAGTGCTGAATATGGTGCAACACTTGGAGAAACTCAAGTAATAAACATTTCATTCCAGACAACAGGTGCAATAACTTCAGACATATAGTAAATTAAGAATACTTCGCATTTAATTTATGGCAGAAAAGAAAACCCTCGACCTTTTAAAGGACGCTTTTGACCTTTCTAAAAGGCGTAAATTTGACGTCAAAGATAATGACGGCAAAACAGTATGTAGTTTATATTTCAAGGCTATTACAAGGGCAGATAGAGCCAGAGCAACACAAAGGGCTGGCAGTGAGGATCCGTTAGTTGTTTCTACACATATGCTTTGTCAGTTGGCAGAGAATGAAGATGGTACAAAAGCATTTCACCCTGCTGATTTTGCAAATTTACAAAATGAGTTGCCAGAAAATGTATTAAACGAGATCGAGCTATTTTTGTTTGGTGTAAATCAAAATGCAACTATTGATAACGTAAAGGAATTTTAAGGGGGGATAACTGGTTAAATTTTGAGTTTTTCCTTGCAACAGAATTAGGTAAGACAGTAAGTGAATTAAGGTGTCAACTCACTGAGGAAGAGTTGATATTTTTTGCTGGTTACTATGAATTAAAGTATGATAGAGAAAAGAAACAGGCAGATGCGGCTAAACGCAAAGCCAAGTATAGTTAAAGGAGTTATTGTTTAGTCGTGGCAGTTTCTAATGTAGAACTCAGAGTCAATGCTAGTGGTGCGACTAGATCATTAAGAAATGTACAAAATCAAACTGTTCAATTACAAAGATCTTTTGGAGGTTTACAAACTCAAGTTGCTAGAGTTGCATCTGCAATAGCATTAGTTGGTGCATCAAGATTTGTTTTTTTTAAAACAGCAGAATTAGAAACACAAAGAAAAAGTTTAGAAGTTCTTACTGGATCTGTCAAAGACACAAATAAAATAATAAAAGAGCTTCAAGAATTTGGTGCTGTCACACCTTTTACAAGTAGTCAATTAATAGAGCAAACAAAGAGATTAAAAGCTTTTGGTTTTGAAACAGAAGAACTAGTTGATACTACAAAGAGATTATCTGAGGTTGCTGGTGCTACTGGTGCTGATTTAGAAGGTATAGCAACCGCATTCGGACAAATAAGGGCAAAAGGTAAATTGCAACAAGAGGAAAATTTACAGTTATTAGAAAGAGGAGTTGACATAACAAGTGAACTTGAAAAATTAACAAACAAACAAGGAGAGGCTTTTGCCTCTGCGATGCGTAAAGGTGAAATAGGTGCTGATCTTGTAAATCAGGCATTAATAAACTTAACTAATGAAGGCGGTGCATTTTTTGGTGGAGCAACTGCACAGGCAACAACGTTAAATGGTAAATTATCTACATTACAAGATTCTTTTGATACTTTAGGAAGAACTGTTGGACAAGTATTGAGTCCAGCTTTAAAAACTGCCATTACTGCTTTTTCAGATTTAACTTTAAGTACTAGTAATTTTTTACAAACCTCAGAAGGAAAAACGGCTTTAATTTTTACAGGTGTTGCCTTTGCTGTTAAAGGAGTTGTTGCTGCAAACGCTTTGTTAAAAGCTTCACTTACTGTTTTGACTGCGAAATTCGCTGCTACAAGTGCTGGAGCAATTGCGTTGGCAAAAGCACAAGCAACAGCATCACTATCAACAAAAGCATTAGCTATAGCAACTGGTGGTTTAAGTTTAGCTTTAAGTGCTTTACCATTAGTAGCTATTGCTGGAGGGTTTGCATTTTTGACAAATGCAATTATTAAAGCAATAAATAAACAAAAAGAATTTAATGAACTACTAGATGGAGGTAGTGTTGAAGAATTTAAGTCAAAAATTAAAGAAACAGAAAAAGAAATTTCAACTTTAGAAGAAAAAATCGCAAAAATTACAAAAAATCAAGGAGATTTTGTCATGGTTTCTGGTGCGGAAGCTTTTGAAGTAGATTTAAAAAGAGCAAACGATCAATTAAAAGAATTAAAAAAAGGTTTAGAAAAAGCAGAAGAATTAAGTTTAGCAAATGAATTTAAAACAGCAGCTAAAAATATACATGAACAAAAGAAAGGACTTGAACAAATAATTGAAAGATCAAAAATAAGAACTGAAGAGGGAAAAATTCAATTTGATATAGAACAAAGAAGGTTGGAGTTGCAAAAAGAATTTGGAGTTGAATTAGGAAATGAACTTTTAAAAAAAGAACTGGCACTAAAACCTTTACAAAAGCAAGTTGATAAAATTAAGGAATCTGAAGAAGCTGCTAAAAGATTATCTGAAGCTTTTAAAAAAATAGGAGATGATATTGCAACAGGTGTAAGTGATGCTTTAACAGATGCGATCATGCAGACAAAATCTTTAGCAGAGGTAGCAAACGCTTTATTAAACGATATTGCTAGACAACTCCTAAGACTTGGTGTTAATACACTATTATCTAGTACATTTGGTGGAATATTTAAGAGTTTACCTACCTTTGCCACTGGTGGAAGGCCAACTGTAGGGCAGCCTTCAATAGTAGGAGAAAAAGGCCCAGAATTATTTGTTCCATCAAGGGCTGGCACTATTATTCCAAATAATCAATTAGGTGGAGGTAGCATGACAAATAATATTGTTGTTAATGTTGATGTAAGTGGAGGTGTTGACGCACAGGGAGGAGAACAAGAAGGCAGAGAACTTGGAAGACTTATTGCGGTGGCGGTACAATCTGAAATAATACAACAAAAAAGAGCAGGGGGTTTATTAGCATAATGGCTACTTTTCCAGACATCAAGCCTTCTTATGGGTCAAGAAAAACTAATGCACCTATCAACAGGGTTGTAAGATTTGCTGATGGGTTTGAGCAACGCATTGTTTTTGGTCTTGCACAGAATCAAAATCCAAAAGAATTTAATTTTACATTCAATGTTTCTGAAACTGATGCTGATACAATCGAAACTTTTTTAGATGCAAGGGCAAATGATCAGGCTAGTTTTGACTACACACCAGCAGGGGAAAGTTCTTCAATGAAGTTTGTTTGTGATACTTGGACAAAATCAATTCCATACAATAACAGGGCAACTATTAATGCAACATTTAGAGAGGTGTTTGAACCATGAGTACTGCCCCAATAATTACAGATTTACAAAAGATAAATCCCTCTGCGATTATTGAGCTTTTTACTTTAGAAACAACTGTTGCTTTACATGGCTCTGCTCAAACTTATAGATTTCACAATGGAACAAACTTAAATAACAATGGAGATATAGTCTGGGCTGGCAATACTTATATTAAATTACCAATTACAGCAGAGGGGTTTGCTTATCAACGTGGGCAGATTCCTAGACCTACACTGACAGTTAGTAATGCTCTTGGAACTATTACAGCTATCTTGTTAAATGTTAATCAGGTAACGACAGGAAATGATCTGACAGGCTGCACTGTAACTAGGATAAGGACACTTGCAAGATATCTTGATAATGTGAATTTTCCAGTTACTACAACAAGTTCTACAACAACAACAACAATTGCCGACCCAGCAGATGCTGAATCTGTAACTTACACAGTTACTGTGGCAAACGTAGGTGGGATAAATATATTTTTAATAAATGGTGTTAATAACCCTGTTATAACAATGAAACGTGGGTCAACTTATATATTTAATCAATCTGATAGCTCAAACGTTGGACACCCTTTGAGAATTAAATCTGATGCTGGAGGACAGCAGACTACAACAAATGCTGGGACTCTTGGAACAGATGCCACAGTCACTTATCAGCCAGCTTATCCTGATGCTCCTAGTGATTTGAGATATTACTGCACAGTTCATGGAAATGCTATGGGTAACACAATCACAATGAATAATCCAAATACAACAACTCAAGAAACAACGACAACCTCAACACAGCAAGTCAATCCTTTAGGAACACCAGACCCAACAGCAGAATTTCCAAGAGAAATATATAAAATCGACAGAAAATCATCAGAAACAAGAGATATTGTAGAGTTTGAACTTGCTGCCCCTTTTGATCTTGCTGGAGTAAAAAGCCCTAAACGTCTTTGTACTAGAGACAATTTTCCAAGTATCGGAACATTTATTGCATGAACTGGAAAGACGCTGCTCTTGCTCATGCGAAAGACCAAGACCCTAAAGAATCTTGCGGACTTTTATTAAATATAAAAGGTAAAGAAAGATATTTTCCTTGTAAAAATTTATCAATGACAGCTTTTCAGTGTTTTATTATTGACCCAGAGGATTATATAAGGGCAGATAATACAGGAGATATTATAGCTGTGGTTCATAGCCACCCTGTTACACCACCAGTAGCAAGTCAATCCGATAAGGTAGCCTGTGAACAAAGCGGCCTTGTTTGGCACATAGTAAACCCTAAAACGGAGTCATGGGGTTATTTAAAGCCAACAGGTTATAAAGCTCCCATTCTTGGCAGAGAGTGGGCTTGGGGAATCACAGATTGCTATACCTTAGTTCGTGATTGGTATAAAGAAAAACTAAATATAAATTTAATTGACTGGCATAGACCTACAACACTGGAAGATTTCAACAAAAATCCAATGTTTGAAAAATGTGCAGAAGAAACAGGTTTTAGAGAACTTAATCCTGATGAAAAATTAATAAATGGAGATTTGTTATTTATGTCGATTTTTTCCAATAATTTGAATCATGTGGCAATTTTCGTAGATGGTGATGTTTTACACCATTTAACAGATAGACTTAGTTGCATAGAGCCATACTCTGAATGGTTGCTAAAATGCACAGGTAAGAGGTTGCGTTATGTTGCGTAAAATAAAACTATATGGAGAGTTAGCCAATTTTATTGGCCATAAAGAGTTTGAGATAAAGGCTGATACTTTGAGTCATGCAATTAGTTTTTTAGTGAATAATTTTGAAGGAGTAGAAAAGTATATGAATCCTAAATATTATCAGGTGAAAGTAGGTGATTATGCTATTGATGAAAGTGAAATAGATCACCCTATAGGTCAACAGGATATACATTTTGTACCTGTCATACAAGGTGCTGGAGGTAATGTAGGTAAGATATTGCTTGGGGCTGCTCTTATTGCTGTTGGTATGGGTGCTTTCGGTGCTTTTTCAGGTAAGGCTGTTTCATTTGGAGCTAAAGGAATAGGCTTTTCTAAAGCGGCTCTTGGAGCAAAAGCTTCATTTGGTATTGGTGCGGCTTTGGTTCTTTCTGGTGTCAGTGATATGTTGTTTCCTGTGCCAAAAATGCCTGAGTTTTCTAGTGAACAAGACCCCAAGTTGTCATATAGTTTTGGAGGAACTCAAAACACTTCGAGGGCTGGAACTCCAGTGCCTGTTGTCTATGGCGAGATAATTACTGGATCAGTGGTTATCAGTGGAGCTATTGACACCCAGCAGGTGAGAGCATGACAAAACCTAAAATTATAAGGGGTTCTGGAGGAGGAAGCCCACCACCACCACCGCAGCCAACAAGAACACCAGACACTTTACACAGTAGGCAGTTTGCAACTTTTCTTGACCTTATTTCTGAGGGGGAGATAGAAGGCTTTGCTTCAGCATCAAAGGAAGGACTTACAAAAGGAACAACTGCATATAACAACTCTTGCCTTAAAGATGTAATCCTTAACGATACTCCTGTTTTAAAAGCTACTGCAAACTCAGCAAATCCAGTTGCAACAGATTTTAATTTTCAAGATGTAACTTTTAATCCTCGCTTTGGTACGTCTGGACAAACAAAAGTTGAGGGTATTGAAAGTAGTTCCTCTGTTACAGCAGTTGGAGTAGTAGTTACAGCTTCAAGCCCTGTTACAAGACAGATAACAAATTCAAATGTTGACGCTGCGAATATCACAATAACTTTTCCTCAAATTCAAAAAGCTACAACAAAAGGAGATTTGCTTGGTTCATCTGTTTCACTCAAGATTTCTGTTCAATATAATTCTGGGGGTTTCAGCGATATTATTACTGACACAATTACTGGAAGGACTGCTGATGCCTACCAGAGAGATTACAGAGTTGAGTTAACAGGTGCTTTTCCTGTTGATATTAGAGTCTCAAGAGTCACCGCAGATAGTACAGATGCAAGTTTAGTTGATGCTTTTCAATGGACAAGTTTAGGTGAGATTATAGATGACGCAAATACTTATGATAATAGTGCTTACGCTGCAATCAGGCTTGACTCAATGCAGTTTAGTTCTATTCCATCAAGAAAATATAGAATTAGAGGAGTCAAAGTAAGAATCCCAGCCGCAGGAGCAAACGGCTCTGGTACACCAAACGTTGACAGTGCAACTGGCCGCATAATTTACCCAGACGGCTATATATTTAATGGTGTCATGGGTTCTGCTGTTTGGACTTCTTGCCCAGCAATGATATTACTTGATCTTCTTACTAACACAAGATATGGATTTGGAGATCATATAACAGATAGCAGCCTTGATTTATTTTCCTTTGTAACCGCAAGTAAGTTTGCAAACACTTTAGTTGATGATGGACAGGGAGGACAAGAAGCAAGATTTAGCTGCAATGTAAATATTCAAGGCAGTGCGGAGGCTTTTGATCTTATTAATGATCTTGCAGGGGTCATGCGTTGTATGCCTATCTGGTCTGCTGGTAGTATTTCTCTTAAACAGGACAGTCCAGCTTCAGCCTCATACCTTTTTAATTTGTCCAACATAACCAGTGATGGATTTACATATTCTGGTAGCAGCCTTAAACAACGTCACAGTGTAGTTTCTGTGTCTTACTTTAATATGGACACTCAAGACATAGATTTTGAGGTTGTAGAAGATGCCAACTTGATAAGTAAGATAGGCACAAGTATCAAGCAAGTAAAAGCTTTTGCCTGTACTTCAAGAGGACAAGCGGCCAGATTAGGTCGGGCAATCCTTTTCGGGGAGGCAAATGAAACTGAGGTTTGCAGTTTTACAACTTCGATAGATAGCGGCATTGTAGTTAGGCCGTCAGCAATCATAGAAATAGCAGACCCTTTAAGGAGTGGTCTAAGAAGAGGTGGCAAAATTTCTTCAGTTACATCAACGACTGTTGTTACTGTTGATGATTCCACAAACACTGACTTGCCATCTACAAACAACGCAAAGCTGTCTGTGGTGCTTCCAGATGGAACAGTGGAGACAAAGGATATAGTTTCCGTCTCTGGTGCAACAATCACTGTGGCAAGTGCCTTTTCTCAAGCACCAAATGTTAATGCAAACTGGTTGATTTCAGATGACACTGTGCAGTCTCAATTATTTAGAGTTATTAGTGTTGAGGAAGTTGACGGCATAAACTATTCAATTACGGCTTTATCTTATGTAAATGAAAAGTATGCGTTTATTGAAGATGGTTCAACACTGCCGACAAGAACAGTATCAATACTAAATGAACTTAAAGATCCTCCTACTGCTTTACAGGCTGAAGAAAAATTAGTTGAGATAAATAATCAGGCGGTATCTAAACTTATTGTCAGTTGGCAGCCTATTGTCGGTGTTACGCAGTATCAGGTTAACTATAGATTCAACAATGGTAACTTTGTTTCTACAACAGTTTCTTCTCCTGATTTTGAGATATTCAATACTGATATTGGAACGTATGAGTTTCAAATATTTAGCTATAATGCTGCATTGCAGACAAGTGCGACTTCTGCTGATCTGACTTTCAATGCTGTTGGTAAAACTGCATTACCATCAAATGTTACTGGATTATCAGCCGAACCAATAAATGAAAAATTAGTAAGATTACGTTGGAATTTATCTACAGATTTAGATGTTACTCATGGAGGTAGGGTGTATGTCAGACATTCTCCTCTCGTAGACGGAAGCGGATCCTTTACTAATAGTACTGATTTGATTCAAGCGTTAGCTGGTAATACAACAACAGCAGAAGTTCCATATCTTGAAGGTGAATATATTTTAAAATTTCAAGATGACGGTGGCAGATTTTGTGCAGGAGAGACAAGTGTAATTCTTGAACTGCCAGATAATTTAGCTCCACTTATTACACAGACTAGGAGAGAGGATACTGATAGTCCTAAATTCCAAGGAACAAAAACTAATGTTGATTTTGATGCAGTTACAAATACTTTAAATTTAGTTGGTGGTGGTAACTTTGATGCTATTACAGACTTTGATCTTGTTGGATCATTAGATGACTTTGGTGGAATCGTTTCTGAAGGTACTTATGATTTTGGAGGAACTGCTGGTGGGGACACTTTAGATTTAGGTGGTGTATTTAGTCTTGATTTAAAACGTCACTTCTTGACAGAAGGTTTCTATCCATCAGATTTATTTGATTCAAGAGGTTTGATTGATGATATTACAGACTTTGATGGACTTACAGCTACAGAAGTTAACGCTGAAATGTTAGTAAGAGTCACACAGGACAATCCATCTGGATCTCCCACTTATACTGACTTTCAAACTTTTGCTAATGGAACGTATAAAGGAAGAGGATTTCAATTCAGAGCAAAACTTACAAGTAATGATATTGCACAGGATATAAAAGTTTCTCAGCTAGGTTATACAGCATCTTTACAGAGAAGAACAGAACAAGGTAATGTTATTGCA